CACCAAAATTAGACAGAAGCCCTAGCTGATGCGGAAAACGATCGGAGTCTTCATCAACGTAAGTACCAAAAGTGACAGCATCGGGTGTATCGGTACCGAAATGTAAATAACAATAATTATCTCCGTTAGCGATCGAGGTGGAAAAGGTAAACGATACAAAAACGGCATAAACGCCTGCCTCTAAAAACTGGATGGCGCTATAACTAGGGCCATTGGAATCAATGAGAACGGCCATAGGGGATAGAGCGTACCCAGTCCGTTGACTACCAACGGCGGTTGAAAAAGTGTCGTTGTCCGGTGTGGGAAAAAGCAATTTCCCCGTGCCAGAAGTAGCGGCAAAATCGAGGGGTAGAGCGCTAGAGTACATACGATACACGAGAGATGAAGCTTGCGGGGGGGGCATTGTTGGTGAAGCAAGTCGAACAGAGTAAGAAATCCAGACTTCCATAACCGGGTTAGTTCCAGTTGGCATATCCGACGAACCAACCATAACATTTCCAGAATCATACATCTTAATATCAGCGCCTGTTGGAATTGAGGATCCGCGAACAAAGCGATACTTAAGAACGGTATTAGTGTTCTGGACGTGGAGCTTTATATTCGGCTGCCAAACATTACCACGCACTGAACCCAACATATTTAATAAACCTTGCTTGTCATTAACTAAAGGATCGGAAGCATCAGGATTACAAGCCATAGCTACTGCACCATTTGTGGCTGAACCAACAGTATTACAAAGCATCAGCGTGAAATCCGCAAACTCGTATTCCTGAAAACCTTGAGCCATAGTACACAGCCAAGGAAACAAAACGGGATTGCCAGGGTTTACACCTGAGGCAAGATCTAATCCAAATTGATTTGCAGCACGGGGATTACCATTACCATCAGTGCCGAGAATTAAATCAGCAACGAACTCGTTATGTTCAACTAAAATATGGTCATTGTGGTCGACGATATGTGGGGCGCGATTGCGATCCATGTCGACAGCATAATTAGCAGCAACTGAGTGAGGGGGACCCTCACCTACTTCGTGGTGTTCCATAGAAACATAACGGGGTTTATTCGGGAATTTAGCGTTGAGTTCAGCTATATTATTAACTTTCCATTTCGCTAAAGAGCTCTGAATAGTCGGAGAGCTAGTCGGAGGGGGGGAGGTGGCGGCCAACGTTTGGGTCTTGGAATTAGGTAACAATCTAGGACCAATCACCGGTCGTTTCATAATAACAGGTTTGGGTTTAGGAGTTGTAACTGTTGCAGTAACCCGGGAATCATTTCGCCAAGGAGCATCCCATTTACGGGATCCAGATACGAACTGTTCACCAAGTTGTGCAGCGGCGACAGCCCCCATACCAAACGGGAGATCAATTCCAGTGTGTTCCTTCAATAAAGCATGGGCCGAGCGGCCGACCTTAGTAAGCTCTCCAATAACAGGGACGCCTTCAAGAGCGTCGAGGATGCTATTGGCGATACCACCATCTTTGGGCAAATCTTTAGCTTTTTCATTCACAATATCAAAGTATTTTTTATATTCTTTTTGATCAAGGAATCGCTTTCCACGCTTCTTGAGATGTTCAAAAATCTTTTTAGCCGGTTCAGACAATCCTTTAAACAAGTTGAGAGCTTTAACAGGAGCAATTGTAGACTTAACATACTTCCCATTCTTGGGGACCGAGGGACCGTTCATCTTATCGACAAACAGTTCCGTTTTAAAGAGGCGGTCTGGGGATCCTTTAAGCACCTCTCCAAAAGGCCCAGGATTAGGTTCAATACCAGAAGACAACAATTGTATTTGTATTTGACGGCGACGCTCAACGCAACGGAAAGCAATAAACCCGACAATCGTATAAACGAGTAAACAACAAGCAATAGCAATTCCAACAGTATTTTGGTCTGGACCGGGATTAGGTTCAATACCGGCCATCAATAAAGCGATTCGAATAAAAATGAAACTTGAATTTATAGTGTGAAATTCCCAGTAGCCAAATGGTTCAGGACCATGCGCGAAAGACACAACAAGACAAACAGCATGAGCAATCGTAAAATACGCGTGAACGAAGGTATCTTCATCCATGGGTCCCGGATTAGGTTCTATATCGCGCAACAACTGAAGGCAAAACCAAACCGCCTTCCCGACGTCATCAGGCAAGCTTCGAAGTGACTCAAAGGACAAATGCAACAAAGCAATATTTTCAGCACTTAAAAAGGCCTTATTCAATTGAATAGTGAAATCGGTTTTAGTCATGGTGGCGTAATAAGCACCCAAAACGGTAGTTATTTCATCGAAATAATTCTCCCAAGGAAAGAGAGCAATACGGATACCCAACAGATGAGCATATAACATATCATTCGGCGCAAATCGAGGATTCAATCGATAATAATGTCTGGAGCTCAAAAGCTTAGACAAATTACCAGCAGCAACATAAAACGGTTCAACAAAACCAGGTAAGTAACGGAGACGAATGGAATGCGACAAATAAATCAAAGAATCAATGTCAGGCATTTGTTTCATCTCAACGTTGAGACCAAAAGCAGATCGCAGTGCACGCATAAATGCGTCAAGATCGCGAGGCGCTCCCTTTTTAAAACCGACAATAAAATCGTCACCGTTAGTGACAATGCGGACGTAATCACGCCATTTGTTGAATAATCGACCATAGAGTTTGCAGGATTTTATAACGGCCCCAACAAGACAACCCGCAACGTACAAACTCGTGTGGGACCCTGTAAACAAATTACCAGAAGTCATACCAAAAAGACGCAACAATTTGCCCTCAGAAGACACAAAGCCGGCGTAATTCTCAGCGATTATGCGTGAGAAACGCAGCCAACAACGCGTAGGTATAAAAGAACGTAAAGAACGATACAAACCACTAGCAGCATACAGGGAAAAAGTGGTATCACAACCACTAATGTCACCAGAGAATAATACATCACAATCACTAAATCGATGGATTAAACGTATAAACGGAGGGCCAGGAAGTTGGAGGCCTATAGTCACGACGGCAGATTCGGAATTGGCATTAGCTATAATAGCTTCATTCAACTTATATCCTATCATATTACTAGAAGTAATATTCTCGATACTTTGATATATAAACACACGAGTCTTGTCCTGCAAGACCTTGGACCTTTCACGGAGCTCACTTTTTAAAGTGACAACGGGAACACTAGGTTCATATTCAGATGTATCATAAGCGTCAACAAGAGCTCTCAACTGTTCATAGTGATTAGCCACTACATCCCCTTTCTTTTGAGAACCCCATCGATAACCAGCAGATTTGTTAAGATCTAGATTAGCGACAGACTCTTCAAAAGAAATAACGTTTTGTTCGGGGTCTGGGTTAACCAACGGAGCAACTAAATCATATATGATGTCTTCAAATAATTCGGTGGTCTCAGTGTCCCAGGCAGCTACATTCACAGCATATTTTGCCAAACCCATATGAAGAGCTTTTGCTGTCATACGGGTAGGCAAATAAGTGTCGGCAACAGAAGAAAATTCAATGGGCGTAGGATACAAACTAGATTGGGGTAAGGGTCTATAGGGACTCTTACCGATGCACACAAGCTTAGAATCCGGGTCTATAAAAGACGATTGGAGACTCGTAGTCGAGGAATCAGGCATAACGGGAATAGGGTCTTTCGCCAATTCATTCATACCAAACATGGACATAAAACTAGCATCAACGGGGATAAAACCATTACCACCCAATTCAGATGCCGCACCCATGTAATGAAAACCAATAATCTTGTTGCTCACAGCATCAAGTATAATGGCCCCACAATCACCGGGTTTGGACGAGTAATTTGCGTTACAAGTGGCACCTAAAGAAGCGGTAGTGTATGACAGGAACTCCCCTTGGGAAGTATGGTCTGGTGTCACCAAAACCACTTTATCACCTTTTGACAATTTACGTTTGGAAAATATAGAACGATCTAAGAAATGAGATTTACTCAATGGCGAGTAGACGGGAACCATATTAATTACACAGGCATCAGAGTTTCCGACAATTATGTCGTCTTTCTTAGCAGGTACAGAAAATGCGGTACGCTTCATCAGCCGATTACCATCATCGGAAGAAGTAAACTCATATATTTGGGGTGCAAATGTATCATTAACACGCTTCTTAAAACCATGAGAAGCGATATAAGCGTGTCGATTCACAAACATTCCCAAAGTACAATTAACACCGTAACTAAGGTGATTACCATTCTTGTCAACAATAGAAACCATAGATTTAGCAAACATCGCATGATTTATGTAATTAGAATTCGGCATCAACGATTCAAGTTTAACTTGAGTGGGGGGGGGTTCGTGTTTTGGTTTCGACCCAGGAAAATAACCCTTAGCCCACTGCATCTTGTTCGCAAGATACTCAAACGAAAAATAGGTTCGATCGGATTCGAAGTAGTAATCAACTTCAACATCATCACCGTAATTATCCCATTCCTCCACGTTAACATCGTCGAGATAAATAAACTTTTCAGCCTCATCTTCATCAACAGTAATCCTATAAGTTGGGTGGTCACGATCAAAATCTGCGGTAACATTCATAAAAAATTTGTCATCTTGCAACTCTTTGGTGGTGAGTTTACCATGACCAAATTCTTCTTCCCATCTTCGGCCAATGACGTCCATACCTCTGAAATTAGCCCAATTGTTGGTAAAATTTCTTTGAGAGCCGTCCTTATAACGGACCTCAATGTCACCTTTACCAAGTCGAATCTTCTTAGCGCCACGCCACGCACGGGCATCAACTTCTACACCATCAACAATCATAGAAACGATTTCATCAACGTCATAAAGTATATAACAACGACCTTGACGATTAGCGCCCAACCGTTTATGATGAGACTTTGCTTTGGGTGCTGTACGGCCCTTACCGTCCCTGCGTAGCGCACCTCTCTTGTTGTCACCCTTAGCTTCAAGCGAGGGCTTAATAATTTTGAACTTATTGACAACAACTGTCATTGGTTTTGCCTTAAGTTGAGGCTTAGGCTCAATCGGAGTTTCCTGACAGGGGGTTAAAGACGATTCGACAACCGGAGGTGGATGTTGAACTTTAAGGTCAGGCAAAGACTCTTGGGCGGGGGTCAAAGGCGGTTCAACTTCACCATCAGCAATTAACCGCGCCTTAAGACCATTAGCCAAATCCCGCGAAGCTTCGCGAACATTGTTTCCATTACGTTTTAAAAACTCAAGAACCAATGGTCGTTGGTAAACTATAAGGTAAGCACCAACGCCAGCAACCATCGAAACAAAATAAACGTGCAGGGCTCGTTGTATAGTAATAATTTCCCTACAAGCATTCAAAAATCTGGTGACGAAATTGAGGGCTTGAGGTGGAGGGACATTACCAAGGCCACCTAGCCGATTAGCAGCCATATCACTTTCTTCTTCAGTACTGCGAGTATCAAGGAGGAGTGCCACCAATGTCTCAGACACAGTGACCATTGAAGTCAAACCAGCTAAGTTAAAAAACTTGAACTTAGTTAAACCAAGGTCTACCACACCAGCAACAGCTATCCCAGCCTGCAAACCTTTCGATATGTAATCCAAAAGGGTTGGACGGCCGTATCTAGCTTCTAATAATTTCTGTTCTTCAGTAAGATTACCTGGAACACGTTTAGGATATTCTATACGCATGTAAAGAAACACACCACCAGCAACCCCAGCGGCAACCATCAAAATAGCGCCAGCTTTTGTAAGGGTTTCTTTCTCGGGTAAACTTGAGACGATAGTGGTACGAGTAAGGTCGGAGACCTCGCTCACAGCACTGCGGAACGTTTGCGTAGAAGACACAGAAACATCAGAAGTCGTCGAAAACGTAGCGGAAGCGGACACGGTGGACGAAGTGGAAACGTCGGAGACGTTAACATCACTCTCCTCAAACTCGGGGATAGCCGGGATGGGAGTCAACTCATCCTTCTTATCCAACATACCTAACGTAACCTCCTCAAGAGAGGAAGTAACCTGCGAAACCGAACCATCGGCAAGCTTAGCCTGCGCTAAACTCTCGGAGAGAGCAGCTTGCGCGCGCTCACCTAACTTATTAATTAGGTCAGCAGACCAAAAAGACTTACCAGACAACAATTGGGCGACAACATCTTCAATAGGAAAATCGCTATTGTTT